TTTAGATTAATTATTTGGAATTGTTAACAACTGTATCTGCATGTTCGCGTGTGCTTTGAGCTTCCTTAATTGCTTGCGATAGGTCTTGACTGTCTTGGTTCTTTTGGTTTAATTGATTAGTTAAATCATTAACTTTATTATTCAGATCAGATACCTGTTGTTTAGCTTGATCGACTTCTTGCTGTTTGGCTTGAACTTTTGTGTTGCCGTTATTAATTGCCTGTTGGATTTCCTGAATTTTTCCTTGAATTTCTTGTTCCTTAGCCTGAAGTTGCTGATTGAAGCTTTCTTGGCTAGATTTTAATTGATCTTGTACCTGTTTAAGCTGATTTTGGTAATCCGTTAATTTAGACTGCAAATCATTTTGACTAGACTGGGAATCTTTTAACTGTTTTTGAGTGTCAGCCAAATCACTCTTAGCTTTAGTAAGTTGGTCATTTTTATCCTTGATAATTTGAGAAAGTCGGTCTAAATCATTATTAATCTGAACCATGTTATTATGACCCTGCCAAAAACTATCGGCTAAAGAATACGCCCCGAATCCTGCAAATCCTAAAGTAATGGCGCCAAATAATGCAATAGCAGTTTTAGTTAATTTTTTCATTGTCTTCTCCTTATCTTATTTCATATATTCTGTAATCTTTAATCTTCCACAAACCGTCCTTGAAAGAACGTGTTTCCTTGCCCTTATACAAAAACGTCTTTCATAATATCACTCCCTTTTTTATTTTGATGTTACAAATTACATTCTGAATTAATTTGTAACTCTTTCCCGTTCCGGGAGTTCCAGTGGCGTTCTTAGGTTACCCTTCTTATCTATATCATTGAGAAGTTTCTGTAATTTCTGATACAGTGTTAAAAAGACCGTCTAAGAAGGTACCTTAGCTCTTCTTTGGATGGTCTTTTTTCTATATACCAATTTCTACTTTACATAATCCCCATTAATCAAAGTATCCCCACTAACGCCGTGTTAGCAGAGATACTTATTTTTAACTTTGTGAAATTAAATTGGTCTAGGTAAAACGATCACATACAAGGCTAATTTAACAGCATTCTTATTTTAGGAAAGTTAGTGAAAGACATTAGCAACATTACTCCTTTTGCTCTCTTTTTTGACAATTAATACACATACTAATACCATGTCCATACTCATTAGGAGCTATTAACTCACCACACCCCAAACAAGTAACATACCCCTTATACTTTACAAGATAGTTTTCAGAATTTCGCAATTTTTGTTCTTTTTCTTCATCCATAACAAATAATCCTCCTTGACTTTTGTTTCGCCCTTTGCTGTTCAGAACGCTTGAGCCTGAGCGGGATATAGTTTTCCCCTTGTTTTGCGAAGAAGAAAACTTTTTGTTGTTCGTCACGAATCACCGTCACGTAAAAACACTTGTATTGTTACTATTGCGCTTGTAGATTAGCCTAACTAATTTAGCCTATAAAAAAAGCACCCTTTATAGGTGCCAGCAATCATTTATTTTCAGTTGTTTGGATCACTGGCCTTGCGTAATAGCCCTGTACTTTCGTACTGCTTTACCGCCCGCCCCGTGCGTGGGGCATACGTTCGGAAGAAACCTAAATACAAGTATAGGTTAATTCCTAACGGGAGTTTATAGCGGCGGCTCTCGTTTGACCTGTCTACTTGTTTCATTAGCTTGTTAGCCGGCTGTCAATTCCCAAAGGATAAGACTAACTTGCTTGAGTGTGATATTGCTATCTCACTAACGGTGCTTGGCTCCACCGTGATTCAGAAAAATTCAATCCTAACTCTTGCAAAATGTCACGATAGCAGTTAGAATGAACACATGACTTAGTAAATAGTTTCATGTGTTCCCCGGAATTAAGGCTCCGGGGAATTTTTTTGTCTATTTAATTTAGTTACAAACAATATTGTACCCCTTTGCCGACAATATGACAAGGGGGTATTTTTAATTTCTCAACCAGCCGAATAAACCCTTTTAAGCGTCTTAACGTTAACCCCTTGTAATCACACTAGGGTAGTCTTAAAACGTCTCTAACGAGCTTCTATCGTACCTAAATGACGTGTTAGGCGTTATTGTTGGTCGTATTATCGTGAGTGGCCGACTTGTGGCGTGTTTAATTGTCATACATGGTCGATTATCAAGCTTATACCTTGAACACGTGCTTAGAATACGTCTCTCAACACGACAAAAGGCACCCCCCACAACAGGAATGCCTTGTTTACTAATATTTAAGCTGATTAATCAAAGCGCGGAGTGCGAACGGGAAATCCTTAGCTGTTACTGTGAAATCGCCTCTATTTTGATACATGAGTTCAGCAATTTCATTCACCACAACTTGTGCTCTCTTGCTATCAAGTCTTGTCATATTCTCTTCGTCAAGTGTCGACTTGAGATACTCCTTTGCTGAATCTAAATAACTTTGAAGTAGGGTGTCGTCCTCTTTCAAATCCAATGGGATTCGTAAACTCGTCTTTAATACGTCTAATTGTGTCTTTGGTGCCGTACTTGGTGTAGTTGGTGTAGTTGGTTGTGTTGGTGTAGTCGGTGTAGTAGTCGTGCTTTTCTTAGTGGCACTCATTGTCACAACTAGCGGAATGTATTGGTCGAACCAATCGAAATCGGGTAGCTTGAATGTAATTTCGTCCGTGTGGCTGGCTGGAATAGTCTCCGTTTGGCTGTTATAACTTCCCTGATAATCTAATGAACCGTCACTCTCAAAAGTATAACCCTCGTCTGCTTTAAGTGTGACGCTAGTTGCGGTGCTTTTTTGATCAGTGCTTAAATACCAGTGCGGGGTGCCCGCCGAATCTACTGCTGGGGCTGGCACTGTGATTTTAGCGTTTTGTAATTTTGGTGTAATTTCTTTTCTGTCCGCCATTATTCTTTACCTCCTAATTAAAATGCTGATTTTATTATATGTATACGAGGAGTTGCCTCCTCGTCAGGAATGGAGCTAAACAACGGTAGCTAGTTACTAAGCGGCGGTGGTGTCAATCGTCAAAGCTACCGTAGCCGTCTTGTCGATAAATTCGTAGTCGTTCCGTAGCATGATTGCCAAGCCTTGGCTGTATGAATCAAATTGTTGCCACTTCGTGGTTACTTGGTTGCGGCGGAATACTGCAATCGTTTCGGCTAAATCGCCCACAAACATAGAAAACTTTCCGGCGGCAACGTTAGGCAATTGAGTATCACTCAATTCAATCACTGGAAGACCGAATAATGACCGGCCAGTAGGCGCTTGAATATCTTCACTCATAAGGTAACGGCCTTCGGAATCCTTTTGCGTGTCGAGCCAATTGAAAGCTGATTGGTTAACAACTACGACTGGTTGTAATGATGGATCGAGCTTCGTATTACGTGCTTGCTTAATGTCGTCTACGCTCTTAACAACCACTGGCGTCAAAGTTTTAAGCTTAGCGATAATTTGTGCGTTGTCCGTGTTGTCGACTAACTTTTGCATTTGTGCTTGAATTTCTTGTGAGAAATTAATTGCATTATCGTCCACTAATTCTTGTGACAAGTAAACTTTACCAGCCCGTGTTTCAGTCTTAAATTCTACACCCGTAACTTCGGGGTCAACGTCACCAATCGCAGCATTTTCTGCCTTAGTTGCAAGTACCTTTGAGGGGTCGTTGCCAGCGATTGGATAGCTACCTTGGCCGACTGAAACTTGCTTAACCGTTGCGTAATCTGATAAGCGGTTAGTGCCTTTCTTAGACTTAAAGATAGGCGTGATAATTTCACTTGGAATTAATACACCGTTGCCGTCAGTTGAAAGTCCGTCACGAGTTTCACCTTGTGAACGTACATAGTTATCAAATGAACGTAATTCACCTTGTTCTGCTGGGTCAATAATAGTTTGTTTAGTCATATCTTGTTTTTCTCCTTTTTGTGTGTTTAAGAATTCTTCATAGCTTCGTTTATCCACTTGCACGTTGCTGTCGTCATACGCTGGAATCGTCACTGTTGAAACTTCGAACAAGTCTTTTACTTGTTTAATCGTCCGTGTGACTTTGCCACTTTCGTCACGTGTGAATTCGTCCCCACCGTCATCAATATCAAAACGGAAACTCATGCTATCAACGTTGCCACTCTTAACGTTTTGATAAGCGTCATTAGCGTATGAAACTGAATCGTCCAGCGTAGCCACAAAATGCAAGCCTTTATCGTCCGGCGTTAGTTCAAGCGTGCCAGCCTTTACACTAGCCAACGGCTTGGAATAGTCGTGCTGGTCTAACATGATTACATTGCTTAAATCCACGCCATCAAGCGCGGCTGGGCTAATCACTTCCACGAATCCGCCTAAGTCCTTACTTGGTGAGTTGAACAGTAAAGCGTAGCCCTCAATCGTCTTAGGTTGCTTGTCTTGTTGCTTGTCATCTGGTTGTTGGTCGCCAGTCTTAGCGTCTTCGGGCGTGGCGCCTTGTGGCTGTTGTGCTCGTAGTTCCGCATTAGCGACTAATCGTAAATCTTTAATCAATTGCGTTACCTCCTAGTAAATTTTTTGCTTCGTCCGGCGTGTATACACCGGCTTTTGTAAGCTCAATTACATTTTCAATATTTTGTTGCTTGTTTGTCGTCAACTTTGAATCGTCATAAGCGACTTGTTTTCCAAGCTTGAAAGCTAGTTCACTCGTAAAACAGTCCATATACCTATAGATTGAATGCTGGTAGTATTGCGCCGCAACTTGGCTAGCACTCGAGTGCACCTCTTCGACATTGAGCATAGATTGAGGCAATCCAAATGCTGACGCAATCTTCTGCGTTGAGAACTCGTTTGAGTTGATAGCTTTAAGTAAGCCCTCATCTACGGTCAAGCCTTTTAAATCCATGCTGTCATCTAAAATAACCGTGCTTAATGCACCCTTGTTCGCCTGTTCAAACTTGTTTCTGATATTCGCCTTAGCGTCTGAACTCAAATCTGTTTTGTGTACTTGTAGCACGTTACGTGACGGACTATCAAAGAATCCTTTGAGTAATCCGTTGCCCTTTTTCTGCAATGCTACTTCATCTTGCAAAGCATACAAGGGACTAATACCGACTGCACCGTCTTGTGTGAATGACTTAAAGTGTAGAACGCTGTCAGGCGCAATCTGACGACTTGTTCGATTGTTCGGCGTATAGATATAGGTGAGTTCACCCGTGACGTCATCTTGCTGGACTGTCATTTGTGAGTTCGGAATAAATTGGAAACCGCCATCTTGAATCAGTGCAAAACTGTTACCCGATAGCAACATTTGTGCGGCAAGTGCGAACTTAAAGTCACGGCCGGACATGTTTCCGTTCGGCTTATCGTTTAGGCGTGTTTCAAGCACGCTTGACTTAGGCACCAAAATACGGTTACTTGCTAAATCATTGGCAATAATATTAATGGCCGCGAATACATCACTGTTACGCAACGCACCAGCACCAACGAACACGCTTGAATCATTGCTCGACATGGAAACCACTGCGTCAAGGAATGCTGTGTCTTTATCTGGTTCAATTTTTTGTGTATCAAAAAAGAAACTCAATTATTTCACTCCTTTCTCTCGTAATTGATTAATAGCGCAACGGCTATCATTGATAAACCTGTGCATACTAAAAAAGCGCCTGTGTTAAGTAACACTAAAACGCCTAAATCAATAAGCAATAGTCCAATAATTAACAAGGTTGCTTGTATATATTTTTTAAAAAGTAAACTCGTCACTCGTGTAAAATTCGTTATCAGCTTCACTATCCGTTCCCCCTATTAATTCGTTACTTGTGTAGACCCAAGCGTTCATTAACGCCGCTAGTGGATCAATTTTATTGTTATGCTTCATCTTGTTAATACGGCAATTTCCCGTACTGTCATAGATAAGCACGCTGTTGTCGACTGCGATACTCAATAACCTGTTATTCGGGTGTGTAATCTGTCCGTTTAACAAGTATTCTTTAAATTGTTTAGTCGGGAATGAAAGCGTCTTGTTGTTCTGCGCTGTCTCGACTAGCGGCCAATCTTCATTCTCAAACTGTCCAAGTAAATAGCCAAACGACCAAGGATCATAACAGATTGCCTCAACTTTTAAGTCGTTATCATCAACCATATTTTTGATAAAGTCGAATACGTCTTGATAATCAATGACACCCGATTCCAATGGCGTGATTGAACACTCACCAGCGGTGCTTAGTGCTTGATAATTGATATTGTCAGCTTTCATTTTCTCAAGTAAGCCGTATTTTGTAGCAACCCACGAGTGCGAATCACAATAATAAGTCCCGTCATCTTGTGGAATGATCCAACTGACGCTTGTTAAGTCATTAGACTTGGATAAATCAATACCTATTACAACACGCTTACCATGAATATCTGGCTTGTCTACGATTGTCTTAGACCACTCTGCGTGGCTGATAAAGCTATCTTCGTTACTCTGATACCACATATTGAACTGTTTCACCAATACGGGCACCAAGTCGTTTTGTTGTCGTGCTGTTGCAACGTCATTGCTTAGATTCTCGGCCATTAACTGCTTCACGCTCGGAACTTCAAACAATGGATTCGCCTTGATCCACATATCATGGTTATTGACTTCTTCTCGGTCGTCAAGTTCCCAAATAGCAATGAATTGTCTATCGTTGGCTTGCTTGCCGTTGAGAATATCAGCCATCACGCCGTAATCCTGAAACATTGCGCCTTTGAGGTTGAATCCTGACGTTGAAATAATACACAATAGACCGTTCTTTTGTTGTCCCATGCCTGACTTCAATACGTTATAAATAGCGTGGTTACTTGCTTGGTGGTATTCGTCAATTATCGCTGTGGTCGGGTTGAACCCGTCTAATGTTTCAGCTTTGCCGGCAACTGGCACGATAAAAGAATCGTCATCAAGCTTAGTTATTTGTTTCTTTTTGATGTCGAGTGTCTTGCGTAAGGCTGGACTTAGCTTAACCACTTGTCGCAACTCACTTGACACCATCTCATAGCCAATTTTTGCTTGTTTAAGGGCGTTGCTGACGAATAACACTTGTCTGTTTTTAGCCGGCTTATCTTCAAGTAATAGGCTTGCTATCGCAATGCAACTAGCCACATAAGTTTTTGAATTCTTACGAGCCATGCTGATGAAAGCTTTATTATAACGGCGGTTGCCTGTACTGTTTTCACGCCAACCGTATAAGCTACCAATCAGCCACTTCTGAAATAAAGCCATTTCTAGCTTCGTGCCGTCCGTCTTCGGGATCAAACTCATAAACTTAATAGCCTTGATAGCCTGTTTGCTATCAAAGTAATAGTTGAAATCATCATCATTATTGATACGTTCACGGTCGGACAATTCACGTTGGCAAGCTAACTTAATCTTCTCATTGGCAACAATTTCACCACTTAAAACTTTATTACAGTAATCTAAAACGTAATCAGTCATCATGAATCAACTCGGCAAATGGATCGGCTACGTCCCCCGATTGTACGTTATTAAGTAATTGCTTAACCCTTGCGTTCATTGTTAGGTTTAGGTCACGTAGCAAGTCGTTAACATTTTTCAAGGCTGAATTGTATACGGTAGTTGCCATGTTACGCTTACCGTCAGCCATCACAACGCCATTGCTGTGAATCGAATCTAACGACTGTTGCAACTGGTCTAATGATTCCGCCAGCAAACTAATTTGTAAGCTATCAACCTTGGCAAAGGGTACGTCACTGTCGCCAACAAGCGTTAGTAGTAGGTCAAAAAATTGTTTGCCTTGCTTGCTTAGCTTGATTGCTGGTTGTAAATTTAATTCTTGTTTCAGCATTGAAGAAGCTTGTTCCCGTGTTTGCTTCATTGTTCGTGATTCGTGCGAATTATTTTTTAATTTAATCATTGACTCCTTACCTCCCTCGTGGTAATCTATATGTATAGAAAAGCCGTTAGATAAAGGATAATACGGCTTAATGCGGCTAAATTTTTTGTTTTTTTAACTGAAAAATCGGGAAATTTAAATATTTGAAGTAAGACGCTCATTGCGAACTATTTTACCTAGCCCCCCCCTATATTGTTCGGGGTTTAGTTACTAGCCTATGAGGCTTATTTTTTTTGCTCCCGCTCTTGTTGTGACTTCAAACTATGATGATAATCACATAGACTTTGCAAGTTATTCCAATCGTACGGTTCACCACCTAAAAACAACGGCACAATGTGATCGACTGATGTGGCAAGGTTAATCATTCCAGCCGTATCGTCCAGCCCTTTTCCAGCCCTTTTGCTGGCCTTTAAACACTGTTCACATATTGGATTAGCTTCTCGATACAGCAAACTTGTTCGTCTCCAACGTGAAGATGAATGAACTTCATTCGCAAACTCACTTGTCTTACTGATGTGTTGTTGCTTTGGTTTATGTTTGTCACAATATCTTTTGTTTAAGTCTATCAACCTTTTACAACCTGAATGACTACAATACTTCTTAACCGTCATAACTATTCACCAGTTGAACCACTTGCTGAACCTGTCACTGATAGAACAATCGTGTCATATCCGTTCAACTCATAATCAGGATTGATACTTGCAACATGATAAGTCTTTGAGTTTGGACTTGGTAAAGTGATTGTGTAACTTGTATCACTCATTGCAGTTACAAAGTAATCGTTGTGTCTTGCAATGATTGTCACCTTATCCTTTAAGAAGTCGAATGCGTTCGAGCTGACACTCTGACTTAAACTCTGCTTGTAATAACCGAACCAAAAGTCGAATAGCTTTTCATTAGTGTTAACAACGTTACCGTTCGGCAACTCCTCATATCCTTCTTTGTTAAAAGTGGCTTTGTACCTCAGTCGTTCTAGTGTGATCTTCATCTCAATTCCTCCTCGATCCAAAATAAAAAAGCCTTGTGGCTTGTATGTAGTGGTAGCATTAGCTACCCTTGCACTAACTGGCGATAATAACCTTGGTCGATTGCGTAACGGGTAGACCCTTGCCACCTGACTTAGCATAGGTCGTTAACTCTAACCGTCCGTCAAAGTACCCCATAATGAACAGCGCTTTGAGGCTTTCTCTAAACCACTTGGCGCCGTACTTTAATTCATGTTGAGATTCTTTAAGCATAGTGGCGGCTTCTTTGTAAGATACGATGACCCGTTCTTTTGCTTTACTGATAAAGCTTTCTAGTTGTAACACGTCAAAGCTTTCTCTCTTAGTGGTCGTCTTAATGTCACTAAAAGAATTGTCGGCCAACTCTTTACCGTAACAGGTAGCTACTGTCGCATAACTTAGTACTGTGTTACGATCCATTTTATTAATCCGAGAAAAGTCCGCTTCCCGTAAGTCTAAACATTGATAATAAACTGGGCGATTTCTTGTAGTCTGTTTTCTTTCAGCTTGTGTTAAATCTTTCCACGATAACACTTTGATAGCTCCGGCCACACACAATAACTTTGTTAATTGTTTTGTTGTGTCAATGCTCTGTGTTTCAATGAATCGTTTACCGCAAGCACGGTATAAGCCAAGCGCACTTAATGGCAAGATTAGATGACCCTTAGCAATACCCTCTTGGCCTTGGTGAAACATTAACGTGTTGATTGTTTTCAGTAGCCTAATCAGTCCCGAGTTGTGATTATAAGCCGTCTTTAATTGTCCTGCTGGTTGTTTAAGCATTTTCAAGTTGTTTTGGATCATAGTTAGTTCGTTGTTGTTGTTCATACTTTTGCACTCTCCTCTAATTTTTATGTACGCTCACAACGACTTATTGCCGTTGTAAGTCAGGAGGAAAAGGAATTAATGAGACATACGAAATGTATGTAAACAAAAAAAGGTACGACACACGAGTAGCCACTGGGTAGGAGCCCACTACACGTATATCGTACCTTGATGTACTTTTGTGATAGCATTAGGCTCCTACGACTATTGCTATATATGTTTTATGTACTCCGGCAAAGGTGAACAAAGCCTTAGCCGGTGAGAGTGCTAAAAGTATGGATAATACTTAAAGAGTTTAGAAAAACGTCATAACGCTTTTTCCGTTTCACGCTATGTACTGATATTTTTATGCTTTCAATATAGGTAGAATCAGACGTTTAATGGAGGAAAATATCACAAAAAACTGCAATAAAAAGCTATGTTAAAAAAATTTAATATTTACTTACATATATCTCCTGAATAAGCGACACGCTTAACAAAAAACAGCTAAAAGTGTCGCTCCTGTCGCTACATGTAAATATTGACATAGTTAAAAAGTTGCTTTCATTTATCTCCCAATTGAGGGACAACAGCAACGAAAAACGTCAAAAAACGTTGTTCTAGTCCCTACATGTAAATATTGACATGATTAAACTACCCCTACATATAGGGTAAAGGAGCGACGTATTTCCACGAAAAACTCAAAATTATGGACGCTCGTCACTTCTGATAAAAAATTATTATTATAATAAATTATCTACGTTTGAACATTTGCACGATAGATCCGGCAACTAGCCCAATCACAACTAATACATGTGGGTTAACCGCTATATACATGAGAACTATACCGAATACAGCTAAGGCTGCGAATGTGATAGCTAGTGTCGCCATAAGTTTAAATATATTCATTATGCTGGCCTCCTATTGTGACTGTCACGTTATGCTCACACTTTGAGCGATAGCGAATTAGTGTGAGTTAGTGGCTTTGCCACTTACCCACTATATTATTATATTATGTATCGTACATTATTAATGTGATTATTATACGGTGGGTTACACCCACACCCAAGACCTCCCCTCCACCCATCGCAAGCAAGCTTGCTCAGGCTCCCCATGCGGGGAGAGTAATTGATTGGCTTACGCAATAATAAACTTACACTCGTGTGTGTAATGTATTGTGTGAATGGTAGTGTATGACAACGTGATAATAATATTATGATACTCACGATCATACTCACGTGTAGGGTAAGCGACAAGTCGCTAACTTACAGTAGACTCACTTACGTTCGTAACTGTAAGCACAGCTTATCATCATGTAATTATCGTGATACTTATGATCGTGACACATTGTGGTTTTAAAGGTTTGCGTGAGCAAACAATGTTTTGAACTTTTTGACGAATGAACGTAGTGAAGTGAGTAAGAATTTGATTTCACTTGTGGCGACTGACAAGGGAAAACAAGCGGAGCGCGTTAGTATAATAATAGGCAAGGTAAATCACGTATACTTATATTCACTCAAAAAGCCTACATATCAACATTATCATGCCACCAACTAGCGGGAGAGAATTTCAAGAATTAATTAAAGACTTTAACTTTATAAATCACACTTTTGTATATTTGTCAAGTATTATTTTAAAAAAATATAAAAAACTTTGCACTCGTGACTAACACTCACGACCACCATAAACCACACACGTTATCATTCGTCACAAGACTGTTAAAATGACTTGTGAAACGTTGTAAGCTATATCAGGTATAAATACACCCCAACTTGATAAAGTCTCTTAAATCGAATTTTATAAGGGGTATTTCATGACGTAGACTGGCGACACTCATAAGCGATACTAGTTCACACGTCACGATTATACCCACACGCCACAACACACACATAACCCACGTTAAAACGACTTATCAGCAACTTTAAAGCATATCAGATAAAATACACCACAACGTTCTAAAACGCCTTAGAACGCCTATCACATCTTTAAAATATAAGATTAAACACATCTGCGCAAAATTGCGCACATCTTTTTGCGATACCCTTATCTTCATTTTCAATACGCTTATTTAAAGTGTCATTGACGTTTTTAAATTATAACTTTTATTCGTATCGTAATAATCTGCAATCTCACGGATTCTATTCGAATTTACAAATAACGGAGACTTTCCTTTTGTGAATTTTGGAAACTTAGTAATTTCACGCCCATTAATCTTGTTCATGATTACATAATAATAATTATTTTCACCCAATGCATCAAAAATAATTAAAGACCCTGCTAAGAGGGTC